AGACTGACCTGCGCTATGATTGGACATTTCATCAAACCAGAGACGGTGCGGTAGCAATACGTACCTTATGGGACCCCGGATTCGATAAAACCCTACGCGACGATACATTCGACGAACTACCACTCACAGTGGATGTGATTCCGGCTAGATATATGTTTCCGGAACCCGGCGGTAAGCAAGGACGCTGGAAGTGGGTCTTCTATGCAATGGAACGTACTGTAGCGGATGTCGAGCAGGAATACGGTGAAATATCCAAATTCCGTACCATGAAGTCAGCTAACAAGGAGACCCGTAAGGGTACTTTCTTGGATTACTGGGTTGAAGTACCCACTATTACTCCCGAAGGTGTTTCTTACGAGATACACAACGCGGTACTCTATGATGGTCGTATCATCATTCCCCCTAGAGTTATGGAGGGATACCGTGACATTCCTTATACTTTTATGTTCTATAAACCGGTTGGTAAGGTAAACCCCGAAGATTGGGGACAATCCGCCTTGCGACCAATAGAGAACCTAGTAGGTGAGCTGGAATGGCGTATCAATCGTCAGACGAGAATGCTGAACGTATTCGCTAATATGCCCTTAGTGGCACGGGTACGGGACGGCAGACCGGTTAAAGTAGATGCGGCTTTCGGTGATGTGGTATCACTGGGCGAAGGTGAGGACTTAGCCTTCCCACAATGGCCCGGACAACCACCGGATGCAAAAGAACAGATGAATATGGTCAATGCAGAGATACAGGAAGGTTCATTCCCCCAGAGTATGTATGGCGAGGGACCCGGTATGGCTTCTGGTTATGCTATGTCTCAACTGGGTGATGCCGGACGTATTCGCTTGACCCAACCACAAAAACAACAGGAACGGGCGCTGGCAGTCTGGGCGCGTAAGACCTTATGTCTATTACGGGAATTTGCACCCGATTTGGCAGTACAGGTATACGGCAGGCTAAAAGGTGTGCCGTTTGCTACTAAACTCACCGGTAATGAGACCGATGGCTTTAGAGTGGACTACCAACTCAAACCCAAGTTCCCCAACGACGAAAGCAGAAAGGTTGCTATGGCTACTCAAACCAAAGATACCTTATCCCAAGAGACTCGGATGGAACGGTACTTGGACGTGCAACAGCCTGACCAAGAGGTACAAAAGGTTCTCCGGGAGAAAGCCGAGCAACATCCAGCTATGGTTGAGTTCCAGATGATGGCGGAGTTTGAACGACTAGCGGCACAGGGAAACAAAGCTGCCCAGCAAATGTTACAGCGGATGCAGGCGGAAGGTATGAGTTCAAACAAGCCCGGACCTAAACCGCAGTTACCCGGAGCAGAACAGTTCGGTGGGTTACCGACTAATAAGCCGGGCGAGGTAACGCAACAGGAGGCGGGGTTAGCCCCACCCGGACAGGAACCATTACAGGAACAGGATAGGTTACGTGAAGGAGTACCATTGACATGATAAGAAGGACTGGCGGAAGTGTAATTATGACTAATAAGTATGACCCGACCCGTAAGCGGTCAGCATCAAAAAGGAAGGCAAAAAAAATATTGAAACACGGTAAAGTAAAAGGTAGGAAGATGAGCAAAAAACAAGAGCGTTTCTTCTATGCGCAAGTCGCGAGACCACCTAATGACTAAATTACAGCGTAGGTGGGAGACAATTGCCGAGAGTGCTGACAATCGTTGGCGTTCTGCTCTTGACCGTCCAGACCGTAAAAAAGAGCTATATAGTGGTTTACAGTCGGGCGACTTCGCCTACCTGAATATGAAGTACGGTCCTCAAGCCGTAACTGAATACATTGCTGAAATGAGTAAAAAGGAAACATAGGAGGTTAATTATGGCATGGGGTTCACCAGATAGAATGAAAGACGCGGAGAAATCGCGTCGTGAGGAAGAAGCGCGGGCAAGGCGCGAGAGAGAGCAGCGGGAACGCCAACGAGCGGCAGCATTAGACTGGCAAAAGATGGAAGAAGCCCAAGCTCCTGATTACGTGCCGCCTTCCGAGGAACTAGCGGGTTTATCTGAAAAAGTACAGCAACAATACCAAGATAGAATTGAAAAGCCCCCTGTTTATAGTGGAGCTGACTTTAAGTTCGACCCTAATTATCGGTCGCCTGACCAAGCAGCAATGGATAGGCAGAATGAAATAGACGAAGAGAATGAACGAGCACGTCTATTACAAATGGCACATAGGGGTGCTACAGACCCGGGGTCTGGTCAGGTAGGGGGAGACACAATAATACCTAAACCGCCAAAAGCATCATTTGTGGAAACAATAATACCTATAGGTTTAGAAGCTCTAGTACAAATGGGGTCTGTCGTACCAATATTAAATCGCCTTTTGCCTGAAAAATCAATACTGGAAAAGGCAGAAATGGCAGACATGTTTCAGCCATCTAAAGACCTTTATTTAGAGTTTAGACCCGTAGGCTTGGCAGAGCACGACCATTGGATGGGGAACTTAGTTGGCTTTGCAGGTGCGTTAGCTCTAGAGCCTGGTCCCGGTAGTGAAGCGGCAGCGGCTGCTAGACTAACCCGCCGACTACAACAAGAACTCGGTCCACTAGCGGTGGAAGGACTTGAGAAACTGGCAGAACTTACAGCAAGAGACGCAGCCGGATTCATCCACAAAGCGAAAGTTGACGACCTGTTTAAGATGTTTGGGGGCGAAGCTAACTTTATAAAATATTATGAAGTTTTAGGTAAAAAAGCTAACCCAATAATAGCAGGCGAAGCGGCATCAACTTTATCTAAAACAGAGTCAATCCTATTAAAAAATGGCAACAAAGTAGTAGCCGATGTGTTACAGGGTAAAACATCACAGGTTGTTGCGTCTGAAGCGGCACAACAATCGGCGCGTATAACACGAGATGTTGCGCAAGAAACAATAGATTTGTTAGACCAACAAGTAGTCGATAAACTGGCAGCAGGAGGCGTAACTGTCGATGACATGATGGTCAATACAATAAAGCAGGAGATTATATCAGTCAAAGCTAGTCCGAGTGAGATAGCTCGTATTTTAGTACGCCGAGGCATGTCACATGAAGACGCAGGGCGTCTAGCGAGGGAATACGTGGAAAACTTCAGACTTGCAGATGAGTTAGCTACAGGTGCTGTAAGAACAATGGGAGGTCCAGAGTTACTTGCACTAGCAGAAAAGTCGGGCGTTCCTGCCGATATTCTAAACACCGGAAATTACAAAGCAATACAACAATGGCTTATAGCTGCAGGAGTACTAGCTGCTACCGGAGCAGTTATTGGTATGGATGACACCGAAGATATAGACCTACCACTTTCGGAAGACTGGGGAGACATAGTCTATCCCGGAATACCGGGAAGCGAGGATGATGAGCCTTCTTCTATATATGATGAAAGGGAGCTTGTAACAGAAAAAACAGCAACAGAACAATTAGAACAAATAGCGGTACAAGATGCAATAAGTGCACGCCAAGAGGCGGGCTATGATTCGACAACTGCTATCAACATCAACAAAAAGTATAAGGTGTGGAAAGAACGGGCTGATGGAACCTTTGTGGAAATCCCCACAAAGCTCACTGATTTATCTGAATATTTTGAAGAAGTAGACAATTTACAGGGTTCAACCATGACCTTTGTTAAAGATGAAGAGTCGGCGGCTTATCTAAACGAGTTATTCAAAAATGACCCAAGTTGGATTGCTTCCACTCTAACCGCAGAGGGTTACAATGAAATTGTTGAACCAATACTTGACGCGCCTATATGGGCAGAGGATGTTGTCTCACCTCCTTATGATGAAGGTTATGGCGATATTGACCGTGACCCGTCGGAAAGAGGTCCCGTTACTTTAGATGACATGAGGATTCTAGGTTTGTTGCCAGAATCGGCAGTATTTCCATATCCTGAACCTCCTTCACTTAACTTATCAAGCGTAGGTCCACTATTAGACGAAGAGGGTGAACCATTACGAGGTTTCGATGAGGAGACAGGTATACCAATTATAGATACCCCGCCACCCGCAGAGGCGTATGAGGGTGCAGAATATAAAGACTCATTTGTTGATGAGGAAACCGGCGAACTTTATGAAGGTTTAGACCCGGATAACTTACCAGTTGGCGAATACGATATACCAGTGTTTACACTTGATGACCCTGAGTCTGGTGAAGCGCGTGACTTTTCTGTCCAAGATGTATGGCTTATGCGCTTGGAGTTGGCGGATGAACTCGATGACGATACATGGATAGACTACGATGCAAAAACTAACCAAGAAGTGGT